CAACGAGCGGCCCCAGGCCGAAGTCGGCCACGACGTCGCTGACCCTCGCATAGGCCGCGGGGGTGTCCACCGTGCCACTGGAGGAGGTTCCGACGATCGCCAGGAGTGCGCCCTCGGTGGGCGGCAAAATCCCCAGCGCTCCATCAAGCTCTGTCATCGTTACTGCAGGCTGCGTCATTCTCAGACCTCATCGAGCGGCGGCACGTCCATGTCCTCGCTCGTGTTTGGGGTGCTTTCGTCGTCGTCGGAGTCGAGCTGCACATCGACGACAGCCTCGACATCCTCGGCCGCCTCATAGGCAGCGTCAGGTATCTTCGCCGCCACGGAGCAGACGGCTCGCAGAGTGGCCCCGTGCCGGCGTGTCGTGCGCTCCACCATCCAGGCCGTGGACTTCACGACCAGGAGGTTTCGCACCGACAAGTAGGCGGCCCGGAACCACGCGTCGAAAATCAGTCGAGTGGCCGCGTACTGCGCCAGCTCGTTCTCGAGGTCGGTCGCGTCGCGTCCCTCGACATAGATCGTGAACAGCTCAGCGAGCGTACCGATCGATCGGGGGTTGCCGCCGGGAGACAACGCGCTTGCCACCTCGCCAGCGGCCCCGGACGGATCGCCCGGGACCCAGCAGATGCGATTCTGCTGAGCCCCACGGTGCTTCGGCTTCCGCCACCCGAACACATTGGGGATGTCCGTCGATTCCGCCGCGAACCGCGCGACGACGTCGTTATAGACCTTCTCCCATGCCAGAGTGTCGGCCATCAGGCACCGCCCATGATGAGCCGGAACCGCTTCTGCGCCATCCGGGTCACCAGCTCCACGATCTGCGGAGGCAGCTTGCTACCGGGCAGAATGGGCCGGGCTATCTTGCCGCGGACGTGGCCGTAATGGTGGCTGGCCTCGATGCCGCGAAGAGCTGCAACGACCTTTGTCCCCATTGCGGCCACGCCGAGGGCGGCCCCGGCGTTCTTCAGAGGCTTCGTGCCGGCCAGGGTTGGCTTCCACGGAGCGCCGTCGGGGCCCCGGGATGCTGAGATGTTTCCGGTGAGCTCGTCTCGGAGCTCCGGCGCGATGTCGGCCGCGATGTCCTCGGCGGACTGCCCGAGCTCGCGCAGCCGTGACACCAGATTCTGCAGCGCCGTGAACCCGTCAGACATCGCCGGAGCCCTCCCCGTCGACGTCTTCTTCTCGGCCGAGCTCCTCCTGGACGTCCATGCCGACATACGGCGACGCCTCGGAGTAGCCCAGCGGCTCGCCCTTCGAGATCGCCGAGGCATCGGCCGTGTCCAGGGACGGCAAATCGAACAGGCCCTCTTCGGCGTCGGCCGCCTCTTTGATCTCTTCGCGAGCGTGCTGCGCGTCCTCGGCGATGGAGACGAATTGCTCATCAGTCGCGTCGACGCCGCGCTTTTTGAGCACGACCGGATCGACCATCCGCGCGACCCAGTCGCAGACCGTGTCGGGATAGGGCGATGCAAACGGCACCGCGTAACGCTTGCGCAATCGCGCGTCGACCGCGTAGGAGACGGCCCGGAGCTTTCGATCAATCCACCCCGGCTGAATGGATTCGACGTCGTCGACATCCACGGCCGGAAGGACCGAGTACTTTTTGTACTCGTCAAGATCGAGGTAGCTCACGCATCGCTCCTATCGGCCAACCGCCCGGCGGCGAGTTCCAGCGCCTCGGGTGGCACTGCGGCGTCAACGATGTCTCTCGCCAGCGAGCACACCCACTCTTCGCGATCGACATCAAAAAGCGGACGCTGCCACGGGCCAGCCCGCGGCCCGACGTCCAACGGCGTACCCAGCAGCGCGCAGCGGTCGGCCTTGCAGCCCCACCGCTCCAGCCGCCGGAGCCGGGCCAGCTCCACGCCGTCGGCCGGTCTGGCCTTGGCCTTGCTCTTCTTCGGCGCCTTCTTTGCCGGCGCCTTCTTCTTCGAGGCCGGGGAGGCCTTCGAGGCGGATTTCTCGGATTTCTCCGCCTTGGCAGGTTCGTTCTTGGTGGGCTTGTCAGACATGATCGACCCTTTCGTCTGAGGTTGGCTCCAGCGACCCGTTACGAGTTGTTCACCTGGAACAGCAAGTACGGGTGACCGTACCCGACCGCGTTGCGGCCCTGGGTTGTCCACTGGATCTCGCGGGCCCGCCGGAGCTCCGCGTCGGTCATTCCGTCGTTCATGACGATCCCGAAGTCCTCACGGGTCTGGTAGACCAGCGGCCCCAGGTCTCCCTCGGTGCCCGGCTGATAGGCCACGATGTAGTAACTCGTGTCCGACCCGCTGTTGCCCTCCTCGGAGGAGTAGGCCGCGCCGAGCTCGGTGGCCTCGAGGGGCTGATCGAGGTTCCAATCAGCGATCACGGCCGCCACGTCCGCCGAGCCGCCGCCCGAGGCCGCGGCCTGAGCGATGATGCTCGAGGCGGTGAGCTGGACCGCGCGCTGACGAAGCGCCGTCGGATGCAGGATCGCCCGCATGCGCAGGTTTCTCGGCTGCACCCCGTTTGGCATCTTGATCGTCGCGATGTAGCGCCGAACAGCCGACAGATTCTCCATCGCTGCGTCGAGCGTCACCCCGTCGTCGATCCGCGTCGCGTGGCCCACCGTGGTCGGGTTCAGAATGTTGCTGAACGTGCCGTCGCCGTCGTCCACGCCGTTCAGGAAATGGGCAGTGTTGAAGAACGTGAGCCCGTCGTATGACGTGAACCCTGCCGACGCCCCATCGAGGATCGCATGGGCAACCTTCTCTTGCGGCCAATAGGCGATCTGAGCGCCGATGTCGGAGGCCCAGCGCGAAGCCATCTGCAGGCCCTCACCGCCGGGCATCCCGTTGAACACGTCCTCGAGCTGCTCTTTGCGCAGGATCAACCCGTCGGTGGCGAAGTCGTTTTCGATCTCCGTCTCCTTCATCAGCATGTCTTCGAAGTGCCCGTTGCCGGGCTCCACGTTCCGGAGCCGCGCCGTGCTGATCAGCCAGACGAGGAGCTCCTTTTTCGAGACGCTCCGCCGCTCCGTGGCCACCGACCTCCACCACATATTGGCCAGGAGGGAGTCATAGGCCCGCGACGAGATCGTCTGCATGTTGCTTTCGATCTCGTGCAGAAATTCCAGTGTTGCAACAAACATTTTTTACCCTCCTACTCAGACCGTCGCGATCGCAACCGGGATGCAGGCGTAGCCTGCGCCGGCGGTGAAAGCGGAAGTGATGGCATCGAACTGGAGCTCGTCGGCCGCCTCGAGCGCCAACGCCTGGAACCCGACGTTGTCGTCGAGCTCGCCGCCGAGCGTCCCCGCGGCGATGCCGGCCACCAGGGTCGCGGCCACGTCACCCGTGGCGCCGCCCAGGATGTCGCCGCCGGTCTCATAGCCCGTGATAGACGTGGATACGCCGATCGCCGAGCTCGAGCCGCCGGTGAATCCGGTTGTGACCTCCCAGTAAGGGAAAGCCGCGAGCCGCAGCACCACGCCCGTGGGCACGGTCAGGATCGCGTCACCGTCGCTCATGGAGTAATCCACCGGGCACTTGATGACCTTGAACTTGTCCGCAGCGAGCCACCGGCCCGTGCCGGCCGCCGGAGCGATCACCAGGTCCGTCGCTTCGTCCTCGCTGGCCGTGCTCGTCGAATCGAACCGCCAGATCGAGCCGTCCGATTGCAGGGTGATGATCATGCCGTTGTAACGGCTGGTTGCGCCGATCGCCGCCAGCGCCGTCTTGTCGGCCACGCCCGCCGAGAAGTCGGAGCCCAGACCGGATGGACCGGTAACCGCGACGCCCGCCTGGATATACACCTGGCTTCCCTCAATCGCGATCACCCGGCCCGCAATGGACCGCGTGGAGCCGTCGGACGACGTTGACACCGTGGTGGAGTCCTTGATGTAGACCTCCGACCACAGGTCACCGCTGTCGATGTCATTGGGGGCGCTGTCGTTGAGGAAGCCGTGAGCCCAGACCTCCTCGAAGAGATCGATCTTCACGGTCGTGGTGCCGTCGCCCGTCGCCAGAGCCTCGGCGAACCGGCCGATGGGCAGGAACGTCGTGGAGGCCGTGTCGCAGTCATAGGCGAGTCCGTCGGTGGTATCGATTGCCGCCAGGTTGCCCTTGACCGCGGTTTCGCCGCTCGCCAGGGCAACCTTCAGGACCTTGAATGACTTCTGCCGAACCCTCATGATTCACCTCCCTCTTCGTCCAGCTCCGCCCCGAACAGCAAGACGCCTCCGCGCTTGACCACGCCGGTCTTGACCGGCGAAAGCCCCATGGCCCGCTTCACCGCCAGGCTCTCGTTCGGGGGCAGCTCCGAGCCGCGCCCCTCGGTGTTCCCGCGCGTTCCGGTCACCGTCGTCGTTGCCGCGTGGTCGCCGAGCTTCGGCTTTTTCGGCTTTTCGATTCCGGAGAGGATGGCCTTGGCCTCCTTGACCGACATCTTGCCGACCAGCTTTGCCATCTTCGGCGTCACGCCCCCGTGGGCCGCGATCATGCCCTTGATGGTCTCGGCCCGGTCGCGACTCTCGAGCCGCGCGACGCGATCCTCGAGCTTCACCCCGTGATCGGCGATGGCGCCGGCCGTGGCTGCGCTGACGGTCGGCGGCGCCGAAGCGGCCTGCTTGTCGTCCTCGGCGCTTTCGTCGTCGTCCTCGTCAGCGGCGCTCTCGTCGTCGCTCTCGTCCTCGGCGCCCTCGTCATCCTCGGCGCTCTCGTCGTCGTCCAGCGCGGCGAGGGCCTTCCGGGCCTTCTCTCGCTCCTCTTCGGAGCATTCCTCGTCCTCGGCCATCGAGCGCAGCGCCTCGCGGGCCTCTTCCTCTTTCGACATGGTTTCTCCTGTTCCCGCGAGTGTCGCGAGTAGGTGATCGAAACTGCCGAGCTCGTCGATGAGCCCGGCGTCCAGTGCGGCGGCGCCGCGAAACGTAGCGGCCTCTTGGGCCGCGATTCCATCAATCGAAATGCCGCGGGCCATTGACACGACCGCGAAGAACTCGCCGGCCAGGCCGTCGACGTCGCTCTGAAGCGCGGCGAGTTCGTCTTTGCTCATTGAGGAGCAAGCCCAGCCGTCGGCCTTCCGGTCCCCGCTCGTAATCAGGGAAATCTGAATCCCCATCTCGTCGAGCGCCCGAGTCTCATCGATCCTGGCAGCGACGACACCGATCGAGCCCACCTCGGCAGTGCGCGACGCTACGATCCGATCAGCGGCCGTCGCCAGAGCGTAGGCCGCCGAGCAGCCCTGGCCCTCGATATGAGCCACGAGGCGCTTGCCCGCCGCGTCGCAGGTAGCCCGGATCGCGCGGACGGTATCAAAAAGGCCGTGGACATCGCCCCCGGGCGAGTCGATGGAGAGCACGACCACAGGCGCTGAGGACTCGCACGCCTCGGCCACCCTTCCCCGGATCGCCTGGTAGGAATCTTCCCACCAGCTCGAATGCTGCGTGAGCGGCCCGCGGATAGTCACGATCACCGCATCATCGCGATCCTCGTTCTCCGGATCGTCGACAGCGGCGAAGAGCCCCAAAAACGCCTTTGGGTCTGCCGCCTGTAGAGGGCTCCGTGGCTGGTAGCGGTGCATGGTCATGCTGCTTCACCCACAACGCGAATCGCTGACTTTCCGTCGTCCTCGTCGGCGTCGTCGCCGTCCAGGTCCACCGGCTCAGCAATGGGAATGCCGTACTGAGAGCACATCGCCCGCGTATCGAGCTTCAGGTCGTCGTCGGCCAGCGCCGAGCGCACCGCCGTAATCGCCTGCCCCGCCGCCGACAGCGCCGACGCCGTCGCCGTCAAATCCTTTGGAGGCGTTGTGTCCCACGTAACCGCGGGGCATTGAGCCAGCCGATCCTCGCCGAACCGCGCAGCCACGTAGGCCGGCAGGCCCTGAGTGTTGACGGTGTACGCCAGCCCTTGGGCCGTGGCCTGGATCAGGTCAGCTCGGATGCTCTTATGGACATCGGCATTGGCGAACCCGACACCACCGTCCGTGGTCACGGTCTGGCCAGCGACGGCGATAATCATCTCCTCGTTCTGCGCCTTGATGGTCTCGGAGAACGAGTCAGCCCCGCGGCCGTTCGACTCGAGGAGTTTCACGTCATAGCCGGGGGTGAGGCCGAACACGGTATTTTGCCCCCACGCCATGACCTTCTGAAACCAGCTCAGTTTGTGAGACTCAGCGGAGCCCGAGGGAGCCACGGCGACGCGAGCAGGGTTAGCAAGCTTGCGTTCCCAGTTGTCGCGGCCCAACGCCGCATGGTCCTTTCGGATCGCAGCTCGAGCCAGGCACCGCCACAGGCCCGCCTGCCAGGGAGCTTGACGACCTCCAGGGGTATGGAGAATCCAGCGGCCATCGCCGGGATTGATCGGGAGCAGCCCAATTACGCTTTGGTAGTACCAGCGATTTTCTTGCCAGCGGTAGGTGAGGTATTGAGGATCGAGGCGCACGAAGACGGGATAGCCCCGGGCATCGACCCACTGCATCTCACCGACGCCGACGCCGACGCCGATGCCATCGCGAGCCAGCAAGGCGAGCTCCCCGGGGGGGAAAATCTCATCGAAGACTGGCCGGCTCGACAGGTCCGTGGACCGCAGGTCCTCCAGGATGTCCTCGGGGCCGCGGAACGTCTTCGGAAGCCTCACAAGCCCCTCGGTCCGCGTCGACATCACGCCGGAGAGCACCCCGTCCCGGCCCGCGTAGGCCATGAGCTGTGCCGCGAGCCGCAGGCTTCCGCCGTTGGCCAGGTACTCGGCCGTTTCGACGTCCTTCTGGTACCACCGCACCCGGGTTGCAGGTGGCAGCTGGAGCTGGCCGCCAAACCGCGCCCGGGCCTCTTCGACCTCCTCGGAATCGAGATCGAGATACCCGTCGGATGCGTAGGGGGAAGGCTCGTAGCCGAAATAGCCGGCGAGATTCAGAAGCGTGTCACGGACGCCGTCGCCGATGCGCTGACTGAGCCCCATGTGCCCAGCGTGCGAGTAGGCGCGAAAAAAATCCTATGTTTCGGCACCTACAACGTCGCAGCTTTGTAGGTATTGCCAGCTCTCTACCGGAATTCCGTAGCAATTCCAAAGCACTTGCCGAGCCCGCGGACCGGGCCCA